TGTATTGGCATGGGTCTTTATCACTATTATGTAGATATTATAACACTTCTAACCCAAATTGACAAGGTGACAAGGTGACGGACTTGACAACATGATAAAATACCATTAGAATATTGGTGTTGCCAATCAAAAAGTATATCTTAATTACCTTTATATAGATTCTCTAAGATATCTTTAGCATCATTTATATTTGATATATATCCTAATTTTCTATTAAGTTTATATTTACTACTACCATCTCTAGAGGCTGCTCTCTTAGCATACGTTTTATGCATAGAAATCATTTCCATATCACTTGATTCTGACATTGTAATAACATTATCCATATCAATCAAAAACATATCATCTTTAGTTGTTCTTAACCAAGGTTCTAATTTATACCCAACAGTTCCTGTTCTACCTTTTATCTCAGTTATCATAACGGGATTTGAAAGAAGTAATAATAATCTATCTTCTTCTTCACTAGGAGCCACTTTACAAAAGATCTCCTCTCCTGATTTTAATTTTATTGTTGCGTAAAAATCGTCTTCTATCATTTTTTTAATTGTATAGTGATTATTTCATAATTAAAATTTTCTTCGTTATAAATTTTTATTCTTTCTATAAGATGATTTAAAGTGTAATTTTTTCTAGAATTATGTGTGCAATCATCAGATATATCATATAAAGTTGCCTTCACTTTGTTTTTTCCTTTTCTAAGAACTCGTCCAATACTTTGAAGATTTCTGATTCGGGACTTACTTGGAGAGGCAAAGATAACGTTATGGAGATTTTTAATATTGATACCAGTAGAAAAAGTTCCATAGGAAGCAACTATGATAGCATTGTTTTCTTTTTCAGTGATTTCTCTAACTAATTCTCTCTCTTCAGCATCCACTCCACCATGAATAAAAAATACTTTACGTTCATCTCTTTTATTTGTATTTATCTTCTCATATAATACTAAACCATGAGCCTCAACTCGACTATACAAAACAAGAGTATTACCTTTTAGATCTAAAGTTAAATTTTTTATAAAGTTATTTCTTTGTTCATGTGATATCAGATATTCTATTTCATCATTATAAGTTTCAAATTTTTGTGGTGGATGTTTAAGTACAAGACATTGAATATCAAGTTGGGAGAGATGACCTTCTTTCATTAATTCATCCGTTCTTGTTACTTTATAAGATGGGCCAAACAATCCCTCTAATACCCACTTATGTGTTTGTGTTCCATCAAGTGTGCCAGTAAATCCAAACCTAAACTTAGCATGATGTAATTTTGTCATTATAGATATTAAAGACTTCGACTTAAAGAGATGTGCTTCATCTCCTATAACTACATTGTAATCTTCAAAGAATGACCTTTCTAGTTTATATACAGATTGCCATGTGGTAATTGTTACTGGAAACTCATTTGTTTTTTCTTTACCTGCATATATCTTGTGACAAAATGAATCAGCATCCCAACCGTAATCTAAAAAGTCCTTATACATCTGTTCTACGAGAGATGTCGTTGGAACGACTAAAAGGATTTTTTGCCCTTTCTCAACGTAATAT